GTATATATGATATAGTTTTAAGAACAATCAAGAGATTAAACACATGGCTAAAGCCTGGGAATTTAGCGAGAAGATAGCACAAGAGATATGTGTTTCTCTTGCAACATCTAGTCTTGGCATCAGAAAACTGAGAAAGAACAATCCACACTGGCCTTCTGTTGAGACTATCTTTCGTTGGCTGCACGATAACCCTTTATTCCGACAACAATATACACGCGCGAAACAAAATCAAATTGATTCTTTTATCGATGATGTTATTGACATTGCTGATGATACATCAAACGATTGGGTTCAAAATGAAAAGGGCACAACGGTTGCTAATCATGACCATATAAATCGTGCTCGCTTACGCATTGACGTTAGAAAATGGTTAGCTTGTAAATTGGTACCTAAGATTTATGGTGATTCAAAAGAAGTTAAAGAAAACTCTGACGATGCAATAAGTCAGTTTAGAGTAGAGAATGAATGAGAAAGAATTTAAAGAAACAATAAAAGATTTTACCAAGTTTGCCCCTAAATTCTTAGTTATTCGATCAAAGTCTGGCCAAGTAAAACCTTTCGCTTTGAACAGAGCTCAAGAATATACACATAATAAGTTGGAATCTCAGCTAAAAGAAACTGGCAAAGTGAGAGCTTTAATCCTCAAAGGTCGGCAGCAAGGTATGTCGACTTTGATTCAAGGTCGATACTTTTATAAAGTTATCACAGTCCGTGGTACTAAAGCATATATATTGACTCATGAAGCAGAAGCTACTAAGAATCTCTTTGAAATGACGCAAAGATTTTATGATAAGTTGCCGACAGGTTTATGCACTACTGCTGATAAAGCCAGCTCTAAAGAATTATTCTTTCGCAAATATGATAGTGGATATGCTGTTGGAACAGCCGGAAATAAGGGTGCAGGTAGATCACAAACCATACAATTATTCCATGGTTGTTTAGCTGAAGGGTCTTTAATCTTTGATCCAACTAATGGCGGATTAAAAAAGATTGAGGATTTTTTAGTAGGTGATCTTGTTAAAACACATACTGAGCGTATTGCTTCTATTTCTTTTATTTCTACTCAATGGAAAGAATGCCTGAAAGTTATTTTACGTGGATTAACAGCCTTTCCTTTAATTGCAACACCTGAGCATAAGTTTTGGACAAAAGAAGGGTGGAAGAAATTAAATGATTTTAAGAGTGATACTTGTATTGGATATCCAGTCAAGGAAATTCTTGCTGTAATAGATGAGCTAACATTGCCTGATGCAACCAAACGTGTCCATGGTGGAGGCCGTCAGTTTATCTGTCCTGATTCAATTAAACTTAGCTACAAATTCGGCAGAGTAGTGGGGTTATATTTAGCTGAAGGACACATTAAGTTACAAAACGCTGAACCAAAATATCCATCTTGCATTCAATTTGCAATTCATAGAAAAGAATTAGGTCGCACCATCAAATGGATAGCGCCATTCCATAAGTATTTTTCTTCTGTTAAAACGGCTGACAGAGAAGATTGTCTCACCAGTGTTGTCACTGTTTATGGTAATAGATTTGCAATGTTGATGAACGAGCTATGTGGAAGAACTACCGGAAAGCATTTGCCGCTTATGTGGGATGAATTGGGTGAAGATTTTTGTCGTGGTTTATTACATGGATATATAGCAGGTGATGGCCATAGCGAGGATAAATGCAGGCGTGTTAGAGCTTCATCTATTTGTTCAGCTATCACAACATCATTGCGTGATTTAGCCGCGTCGTTAGGTTACGGTTGGGCTTCTATAGAATTTAGATGTGGTGCAATCAGACATGGCCGAAATGAAAAAGATAGATATACATTTTCATTATGTGGTGATGGCGCTAGTCGTTTAGCTTGCGAAATAAATAAGACAACACCAAAGATAGTAAATAAAAAAACTAAATCTATTAAACCTTATGCGGCTTCTTCTACTGAGATCTCCAATGGCTATGCTTGGCTAAGAGTGACAGAAATATCTTATGCTGGAATGAGACGAGTTTATGATTTTGAAGTTAGTCATAATGACCATTCCTATTGTTCTATTCATGGTGCAACACACAACTCCGAATGCGGCTTTTGGCCTCATGCTGAGGATCACGCAAAAGGTGTACTACAAGCAGTAAGCAATGAACCTGGAACTGAAATCATTCTTGAATCAACAGCGAATGGCATTGGTAACTATTTTCATTCTACCTGGAAGGGAGCTGAAAGCGGTGGCAATGAGTATCAAGCTATTTTCATTCCATGGTATTGGCAAGCAGAGTACACAGCATCAGATGATAATTTCAGATTAACAGAGGAAGAAGAATTTCTATTCAGTATATATAAAGAAGACGGCATGACAAATAAACATCTTGCATGGCGTCGTCTGAAGATACGTGAGCTTTCAAATGATCCTGACATTGGTATTGAGTTCTTTCATCAAGAGTTTCCGAATAATGCGCAAGAAGCATTCCTAAATCCTATAGCAAACATCTTCATCAATTCTAAACATGTAACAAAAGCTCGGAAGAATAAGGTAGAAAGTGATAATAGGTTAATCATTGGAGTCGATGTTGCAATCGGAGATAATGATAAGACAGCTATTATAAGACGACGTGGACGTGTTGCTTATAATTTAGAGACATTTAGAAACATGAACACGATGGAAATAGCTGGAATGCTAAAACATGTCATTGAAAAGGAAAAACCTTATCGTGTGTACATTGATTGCATCGGGGTTGGTGCTGGGGTTGTTGATCGCTTGCGTGAGCTTAACTATTATTTTGTTGAAGGTATTAATGTAGCACGCTCTGCCAATGCTAAAGACAAATATAGAAACCTTAGAGCGGAGCTGTGGTATGAGATGCGCGAATGGTTCATGCAAGAAATGCCTGTTCAGATACCGGATAGTGATGATTTACATGGTGATTTATGCAACCTTGGATATAAGTATGACTCATCTGGCAGATTACTAATTGAATCAAAGGATGATCTTAAAGCAAGAGGTATGGCATCTCCTGATACATCTGATGCGTTGGCTTTGACTTTCTATTCTGGTTTTTATGAAACAGCAAATGAGATATCGCGTGTTACAACTGTCCCTGCCCAACGCCCTGGAATGTTCATTTAGCCCACAAACTCTCCTACTATTATTTCTATCAAAGTATATATGTTTAAATGATAGACTTATTAACATAATAAATGTACATGGAATGTATAAATTATGGCTATTGAAAAGGATATCGAGCTAGCTCAGAAGGTCAGACAACGCGTAAAGAAATGGGATGATAACTGGCGCTTTAATAAAGAACAGTATCATGAGTTCCTATCTTTCGTTATGGGTAGTCAATGGACTGAGGATGAGTCTAAGCTTTTTATTGATTACAAAAAGATTCCACTCTCATTTAATAAGCTAGCTCCGCTTATCAACCACTTACTTGGTGAACAGAGACAAAATACACCAAACCTTCAGGTAGTCCCCGATAAGACTGTATCTACTGAAACCGCATCAGTACGCGAAGCCTTGGTTAAAGAAATCTCTCTCAATTCAAATGCAAAGATAGTCTACCAACAAGCATTCCAACAAGCAGCGATCGGTGGCTTCGGTGCATATCTGATCGACACTGAGTATGAATCTGAGCATGATGATAATGCATTTAATCTGATCATTGTTCTACGTCAAACAAAAGACCCGACATGGTGTTATTGGGATATTAGTGCTCGTTCCCCATGTAAAACAGATGGGATGTACGCAGGTACTCGTACTCGAATGTCACGTAAGATGTTTGCAGGTTTATATGGCGATGATATTGAAAAGCAAATAGGGAGTGAGGCTAATTACGATGATGGTTCAGCTACTGGTTGGATATTTTCAACAGATGATGAAATAACCATCATAGAAGATAATGAACGTGAGTATGAATCAGATAAGATATATCAGTTATCAAATGGGCGAGTAGTAAGCTCTAAAGAATATAATGATCTAGAGCGTATTGAAGTTGAAAAAAAGAAGTACCTAATCGATAACGGTGAGTTTGTAACAGTTGAGCACAGCCGCGACACACACAAATATAAAATAAAGAAAAGGCTGATAGCAGGTGATTTTATCTTGGAAGAAACTGATTTTCCATCTGAGCAGCTACCAGTTGTATTTGTTGATCAAAATTCATACATTGATAAATCTGGCAAGCAGATATGTAGACCTTTTATCAAAGATGCAAAAGACGCGCAACGTTATATAAACTATCTTGGCACACAATCCGCTTATTTAATGCGTGTATCTCGCTATGACCAATTCTTGGTGTCTAAGGCTAATGTTCGCTCACCTGATACTGAGGTGATTTGGAGAGATCCTGCAACAGCACAAGGTGGTCTGGTTTATGATGAATCGCCGAATGGTAACAAACCTGAGCAATTACGACCGCCTGAACTCTCGCCTTCATTAATATCACAATACCAAAGAGCTTTGGCAGATATAGAGCAATGTACAGGAATGTATGGAACCCAAATGGGAGAACAGGGAAATGAGATATCAGGTTCTGCGATTGATGCTCGTACTCGTCGTGGTAATTATAATACCTATGTTCCTTTTGATTCATTGAATAGGGCTATTGCCTGTGGTGGACAGATTATTGATGAAATGATCCCGATAGTTTATGACACTGAGCGGGATATGATGTTAAACATGCCAGATAGTGGTATGAAAAAGGTAACTTTGAACAAACAAGTCGACCAATATGGTTCACACATTGAAAACGACATGAAAACTGGACGTTATCAGGTCCACTTATTGCCTGGAGCATCGTTTGAGGGACAAAAACAAGAGAATTTACAATCAATTCAGGCAGTTCTACAAGCAGACCCGCAACTATTTAGGCTCGTGGCTGATCTATTTGTCGACAACTTACCCATGGCTAATAATATCGAAATGCGCAATAGATTACGTACAATTGTGCCTCCGGAAATCATTGAAGCTGGTAAAACTGGTCAACCCATTCCGCAAAAGCCGCAGCAACCACCACCAGAACTCATGATGAAGATGCAGGAATTGCAGCTTAAACACCAAGACATAATGCAGGCAGGTCAATTAAAGCTCAAAGAACTTGAAATAAAAGAAAAAGAATTGCAACTGAAAGGAATACAAACAGGACAAGACATAAATGTAGCCATGCAAAACATAGAAGCTCAGAAACTAGAAGCCGCTGCAAACATTAAAGAACAAGAACTACGCTATCAAGCCGAATTACATAGAACAAATTCAGATATGTACATGAGCCATGCTGATAATCTGGTTAAACTATTAACACATCATCCGAAAGAAGGGAATAAAACTGTATGAAAAAAACGCAACAACATGTAAAAGCTGATAAAGCTGATAAAGCAGCACCGCAGTCCAACATTAAAAGCGCTGACGATCTAATTGTACGTTCTGAAGCTGAGAAGCTGGGCAGACCGTTTCCAGAGAATAGACCTCAGCCAGAAATCCAAGCAGCATCAGAAGAACCGACCACTGAAGCAGAGTCAGAGTCCAAATCGGAGGAATTAACTGCTTCTGAACAGAAACAAGAAGAAACGGCAGAGATAGAAGGACAGCAAGAAAAAGCAGAGCAAAATGAATCTGAGGCAGATAGTCCATCTTTAGAAAGCTCCGATAGTAATGATAGTGCTGATGTTGTTGATAGCAATGATGGTAATGATGTTGATGAATATGGTACGAAAGTAGGAAAGAAAAAGCTATATACAGAAGAAGAAGTTCAGCGCATGATTCGCGATCGCCTAAAACGCGGGCAACATGCCGAACAACAAGACGTAGTCCAACAAGCAGCTAAAGAATTTAGTCCTGATCCTGACAGTACTGAGAGTTGGGAAATGCAGTTAGAGCAATTCGTAGAAAATACCATCCAGAAGCTCTCCCAGAAAAAAGTAGATTCAGAATGGCGAGAGCGGGAACAACAATCGCAAGCAGAGTTTGAAGTAAAGTTTAGTGAAGGGATGACAAAGTATAAAGATTTCAACTCTGTAGTAGGTGGTAAACCAATCACCAATGCAATGATGCTCGCCACTCGCACAATGAAAGACCCTGCTGCATTCCTATATGCTGCTTGCAAACAACAACCAAAAGAGCTTGCCCGAATTGCTCAAATTTCAGATGCAGTAGCGCAGGCCACAGAAATCGGACGCTTGGAAGAACGCATGAAAAAAGCCCGGACTATTCCATCATCTCCGCGCCCTGCATCTAGGGTTACTGGGGACGCTTCATCTGAACTTCCACAAATAAGTATTGATGCACGAATTGCAGCACATGCTAAGACTAAAATAATGAGATGATATAAATTATGATATCCAGCGAGATTGAAGCCCTAGAGCATCGCGTAAGACATCTTGAAAAAATTCTTGCACGAGTTGCAGGAATAGAAGAAATGGCAGATATAGCAATTGATCTATTTATAAAGAAAGCACACGATCTTAAAAAAATTGATAGTAAGAGAGATGATGTTATAAACTTATTATGTCAAAAATTATCCGAATTAGAAAAACGGGTAAACAAGGAGGATTAAAACATGCCTATACCAGGTGATAATGGTCGCCCTAGACTTGAAAGACAGAAACAAAATGTACTAATTAGGGACGTAGCGCTAACAGGTGCAGATGTTCAAAAAGATATTAATAGAATCAACCCACGAGAGAAAGCCGAAGCAATCCACCTAGATGGAGCAATTTACAAACGTGGCTAAGATAATAGATAAATGCAATAACCAGATGCAGACCGGGACTTTTGCTAGAGCATTGGGAGTAGCCAAGTCTATTGGAAAGAGCAGAGGTAAGGGAAGTTCTAGGAGCTCTGGAAAATCAAAGCTTCCTGAGGAAAAAAGTTCAGTGACTGAACATGCTAGGCGCGAAGAAGGACGTTAGGAATGGACTTTAATAATATAAATGAGTTAAGTGAAGAAGATTATAATTTTAGAAAGTTTATATATAACATTACTCCACTTGATGAAGACACACAGCTTAAAAGCTTTAAAGATTTAAAAAAGGGGAACGAGAAACTGAACATGACTATTACAGGAGTAGAAGATGAGCAGATATAGTAATGAGAACTCTAAAACCCCCGATGGCATGCCTATGCCAAGAATTGTTTGGCCAAATGATATTCTGCCTGATGAAAATAATTTATCCCAGATGAGTCCAGAGGCGCAAGCTGCGATAGTTAAAACATCCGGTAGCAATCCGCGATGAATAAAATAATAAAAAACAACAGCCAGACTGTAAATATCAAACCCCATAATCTAGAGCGGCTCTCCAAGCGCGAAAAATATGATTCGACTCTTGACGAGCGAGAAAGAACATATTCTACTACGAAAGCCGAACCGCGCTTTACTGAGTATCGATAAGGAGATCGTTCATGAAAGCTAAAAAGAAAGCAAAAAAGCAGCCAAAACAACAGCCTAAGCAAGCTGCTAAAAACTCTAAATATCCGAAGAAAAAATAGTATATAATACTGAAAAATTCCCATCATATATGAGGTATTATCACCATGGATGAAGAAAATCATAAAGAATGTGTGTGTTGTGCAGGGCCCGCAGGGCCTGCCGGAATTCCTGGGGTTCAAGGGCCAGCCGGAAATTCAATTGTTGGGCCCCGTGGTTTGCCCGGGATCCCTGGGAGGGACGGGAGAGATGGCCAGGACGGGCGTGATGGTTTACCAGGGGATCAAGGGCCCGCTGGGGACTCAATTATTGGTCCAATGGGTCCTCAAGGATTGCAAGGCGAAAAAGGAAATCCGGGCGATTGCGTCGCTTGCCCATGCCATTGCGATGAAACAGAATTTGCACAATTATATTCCATCCTAGACCAAACCTTATTAGCTTCAACAGGTATTGATGCAGCAGGTGGTGCAGTATTATTTGAACAGCTTGTACATGCTACAGCCAATATTGATGTATCAAATGCAGCAGCTTTGGGTGAGATCAAAATCCTAAAAGCCGGCTGGTACACAATTGAACAAGAAGTATGTGGCGCACTAAACCCATTATCTTCACCATTAATTTCTTGGGGACTGGCTTTTTTCAAAAACGGTGCGATCATTCCTGGCAGTTTGTTTGTTGATATGACTCTCTCGCCAGAACAGCAAGCCAATAATACTTCTACTCTTTTCATTGGTCATTTAGATGCTGGCGATGTTCTAACATTAAATAACATGACCCAGCAAAACCTAATCCTAAATGCATTTGCAGCAGGAACCTTTGGTATCTATGCACAAAGCAACTCTGCATCATTTAGAATTGCATCATTGAAATTAGATTAGCAGGAACTGAATAATGCCATTAAAAAAAGGCAGTTCAAAAAAGATTATTGGAAAAAATATTTCTGAGATGATAATTTCCGGCCACCCGAAAGATCAAGCGGTGGCCGCAAGTTTAAATCAAGCTAGAAAGTCCGGTGCTAAGATTCCTAAAGCACCAAGATCCCAAAAAAGTAGTAACAAACGGGGTTAGGATAT